TCCTATGGCGTCAGTGGTGTCCTACATAAAAGATGGCATCGTGCATATATTTGATGAGATACAGATATGGGGATCAAACACACAGGAAATGGTCAATGAGATACACAACAGATACAAGAACAAAAAGATTGTTGTCTATCCTGATCCTGCTTCAAGACAGAGAAAAACTTCAGCGGGTGGCAAGACGGATCTATCCATACTGCAGAATGCAGGCTTCGTGTGTAAAGTGCCTGGCAAACATATGGCAGTCAGAGACAGGATAAACTCCGTTAATTCTAAATTGTGTTCAGCGGCAGGCATTAGGGGCATCGTTATCCATCCCAAGTGCAAGAATTTGTTAAATACACTTGCAAAACAATGTTATAAAGAGGGAACATCTTTGCCTGACAAAACACAAGGACTTGATCATATGAATGATGCACTAGGATATCTAATTTCATTTTTATATCCAATAACAAGAGATTTTACAGCGACAGCAACGCAGAGATTCACAGTAGGAGTTAGATAATGCCATCAAAAGATTTTTTAGCAAATTCAAACAACGAGTTTTATCACGCACAAGGATTACCTGTACATCCAGAATATAGGAATTACATAGGCAGGTGGCAGTTCCTTATGAGATCATATCTAGGTGGTGCCCAATACAAATTGGGACAATACCTAACTCGTTATGTGTACGAGTCAGATGGTGATTATGAAAACAGGATAGCACAGACACCATTAGACAATCACGCCAAATCAATAATCCACATATACAATTCATTCCTATTCAGAAATGAACCAAAGAGAGATCTTGGTTCTATGGAAGGCACACCTGAAACAAATCAATTCTACGAAGACTGCGATATGGAAGGTAGAACTTGGGAATCATTTATGCGAGATGTCAACATTATGAGTTCAGTGTATGGACATTGTTGCGTACTCGTTGATAGACCAGAAACGGTTGTTGGTACTAGGGCAGAAGAATTACAACAAGGCATCAGGCCATATGTGACACTATACACACCAGAAAATATTATAGATTGGTATTGGAAAAGATTACCATCAGGACATTACGAATTACAATATGTTAAGTTCCTGGAAATGGATCAAAAAACATTTTCAACTTCAGACACTTACTATATCAGAACTTGGACCAAAGAAGAGATCACATTAGAAGAATATGATCCTAAACAGGCCAAACCAATGTCATTCATTGAAACTAAACCAAATCCGTTGGGCAAGATTCCTGCTGTGTGGGTTTATGCAAACAGATCACCAATCAGAGGAATAGGTGTCAGCGATATAAATGATGTGTCAGATGTTCAAAGTTCTATCAATCAAGAATTGTCTGAAATAGAACAATTGATAAGATTAACAAACCACCCAACACTTGTTAAAACACCAGACACTGATGCTCAAGCAGGTGCAGGTGCAATCATATCAATGCCTAATGAAACAGATCCAGGACTTAAACCTTATCTGTTGCAACCAAATGGTTCTAACCTAGATGCCATATTGAAATCAATTGACAGCAAAATACAAGCGATAGACAGAATGGCTCACCTAGGTGCCATCAGAGCAATTGAAACAAGACAGATGTCAGGCGTTGCTATGCAATCAGAATTTATTTTATTAGATGCAAAATTATGTGAGAAAGCCAAACATTTACAATTGGCGGAAGAACAAATTTGGAGAATGTTTGCTCTATGGCAAGGAACAGCATTTGATGGATCAATCAAATATCCAATGGCATTCCATATCAGAGACAAGAATTTAGATATGGATATATTAAAGAAAGCCGCAGAAACACAGAGAGATTCTGCAACAGCATCACCAGATGTAAAACAAGTAATTGATCAAAAGATCAAAGAAATACTTGCTAAAGACGAAGATGAGTTAGATGAAATGAATCAGACACAACCTTTGAACACCACGATGACACACCCACCAATGAACAATGTGGGTGATATGATAAAACATATGAGAGAAATGGTAGAACAAGGTTATACAGATGAACAGATCAAACAACTACATCCTGAAATAGAAAAATTCTTTAGCAATGACCCACAACAAGAAATATAAATCTTTAAAAGTTAAAATTTACGAAATAGAACAACTGATGAAAAAGTTGTCTAAAAAGATTTCTACGAACGAGGTGAAATGCCTTTTGTGGGATTGGGCAGGACGGTGGGCAAAAAAATTAAAAAGAAAGGAGAAATAACCTATGCACAAAAAAGGACACAAGTCTAAAAAAGGTGGTAGAAGAGGCGGCAAGTCTATGAGACGAGGCGGTGCTAAATCTACTATGAGAAAAAAAGGTGGAAGAAGAGGTTAATTGGACTGAATACTTCGCTTCCATCGTGAGCGTCTGTCCCTGGTCAAAAGCATTTTGGTTGAAACAAAAGATTGATGTGTGTGACTGGACAGGAGAAATTAAACCGCTTGGCTCTTTTGTAGCAAGGATGTATATCCACAAGAGAGCCAGTGGTAGGCTATTGAAGAAAATGATGTGGAGGATGAATGAGGGTAGACCCAATGAAGAATGGTTGTATTCACATCCACAGTACGGAGGACATTCAACACCAGTTGGAGTTCTCATACAACAGGACTTAGAAACACTAACTAAAGCAAGAAAAGGAAACAAAAATGAATCCAAATCTAGTACATAAACATCTCTTGGTGAGGGCAGAAGTAAATTCTCCACCTCTGTTCAAAGACAGACAAAAGTTAGACAATGAAGTTAGAAGTCTCATAGGAAAAATAGATATGAACATACTGTCAGGACCACACACGGAATGGTCAGACAAGAAGGGCAACGAAGGTTATAGTTCTGTTGCGATAATAGACACCAGTTCAATCACATTCCACAGTTGGACGACAGGACTGATACAATTGGATGTTTATTCCTGCAAGGATTTCAAAATAAAAACCATATGGGAATGGTTGGCACAATTTGATCTTGAAAAGGTTGATTACAAATATCTGGACAGAGATCAAGGATTCAAAACATTGGATCAAAATGAATTGAGTTGGTGGGATTCAAAATACTACAACACAAAAAATAAAATTACAGAAACATTTGATGAGAAGATTGAAAGGCTGAGAGCAAAAGATCCTTTCATCTACAAATAGGAGATACAATGGCAAAGAGAAGAAGAGTACCAAAAGACAAATCAACAGGCATTCCAAAAAAGTATCTATCTGGTGTAAAGGGCAGACAGCGGACTATGTTGGCAAACACAATGAGACAGATATCAGCATTGGCCAAAGCAGGCAAGAGGATACCGCAATCATTGATAGACAGGAGGGTTAGACTTGGCAAAAAGAAAAAGTAGAGCAAAACCTTTGAGTGCTACAACGAGAAGAACACTACAAGGCAAAGCGAACAAATCAAGATTCACATTCACGACTTTGAGAAAAGTGTATAGGAGAGGACAGGGTGCTTTCCTAACAGCAGGATCAAGACCAGGCATTGGTATGAACCAATGGGCAATGGGCAGAGTAAATTCATTTTTGAGAGGTTCAAGGAAACACGACCTTGACCTAAGGAGGAAGAAATAATGGCAAAGTACAAAGGAAGAACAGTGACACTGAACAAACCATTCAGGACACCAAACGCATCAAAGAAAAGTGCTGTCTATGTGAGAAACAGATCAACAGGCAAAGTGAATATAGTAAGGTTTGGACAGAAAGGTATGAGCATAAAGAAAAACATACCAGCAAGACAGAAATCATTTATCGCAAGGTTCACACCTATACTGCGAGCAGTCAAAGGACAGAAGAGCCTATCACCTGCATATTGGAGTTTAAGAGCGTGGAGGTAGATAACGATGGCAGGCATAAAGGCAAGAAAAGGCACGGTACAAATACAACCAAAGTATTTCGTAAAAGGCAGAGAAGTAAAGCCTTGCCAAGTCCATCAAAAGAAGATATCCTCAAATGGCTACAAAATGTTAAGATCAGCGAACTATCTTGACACAGGCGAAGTGGTAAGAAATCATCAAGGCAGAGCCACACCTTGGAACCTAATAAAATTTGACTGATCATTTATTCCGTTAAATATTCACAATGGCAAAACGGAGACTTTATAGACTACCTGTAGAATCTGCTAGACACGAACAATTCAAAAAGTTGTGTCTTGAATATTTTTCCAATCAGGAAAAACTTATGAAGAATCCATCTATGAGATTTGCCACCAGGGCAAGGAAGGCTTTGATAAACATCAAGTCTGTTGCCCACGCACTTGGACTTGAATTATTGTCTTTGTATGCACCATCTCAAAACGAAGGACGAGAGCAAATCAATCCGTTTGAGTATAAAGATGGCCGTACTGACGGTAAATACATTTACAAGGTTAACTCAAACCAAAACAAAAAAGGAGAACGAGACAATGACTCAAGAAGCATCATTGACGGACAATAAGGTTGAAACTACTGCGGAGCAACCAGAAGTCACAAAAAATCCATCGCAGGAACAGGCATCAACACCTAAGACCTATACTCAAGAACAGGTAGATGCTATTGCTGGTAAAGTTCGTGAGAGCGAGAAAGCAAGAGTGTTAAAAAAGTTTGACGGTATAGATGTTGAGAGATATCACGACTTAACTGCTAAAGAAGAAGAGGCCAGATTGGCTGAGCAGAAAAGGAAAGGTGAGTTTGAAAAGATTTTACAGCAACAGGCAGAAAAGTCTAATGCTACAATCAATCAACTTACTGGTGAACTGACAAAGATCAAAGTGGATGGCTCATTATTAAATGCGGCTTCTACTAAGAAAGCAATTAATCCTGAACAGGTCGTAAGACTTGTGAGAGAACAGGTTAAGATGTCAGACACTGGTGCTGTTGAAGTGATTGATCCAAAATCTGGACAAACTAGATACACTGACACAGGTGAGTCTATGACTGTAGATGGTTTAGTAGAAGAGTTTTTAAAAACAAATCCACATTTCGTCCAGGCAGGACCAGCAGGTGCAGGCAGTTCATCTAACACCAATACTGAATCTCCAAAAAATGTTGATGTCAAATCTTTGGATATGAAAAATCCAGAGCATAGAAAAATTTATGCTGAGTGGAGAAAAACACAAGGCATAGTTTAACATTAACAAATCGTTGATCGCAAGATCAACAAATAAACAAGGAGAAAACTAATGGCTAATGAAATTAAATCATTAACAACTACATTAGATGATCTTTTAGCCCCTATCGTGCAAGAAGCACTTTTCGTGGCATCAGAAAGATCAGTGATGAGAGGTCTTGTAAGAAACTTTGATGTTCCTGCAAATGCGGGCAAAGTATTACAAGTTCCAATCTACCCAACGGTTACAGCGGCGGCTTTAACTGAAGCAGACGACCTAGCAATGACGGCAGTATCAACTTCTAAAAAAGATATAACTTTATCTGAAGTAGGTTTTGCAACAAATGTATCTGACTTATCTTTGAACTTCTCAAGTTCAAATGTTATCGCAGACCTAGGAAGAATAATGGGTGACGCAATCGCAAGAAAAATGGACAGAGACTTAACTGCTCTATTTTCTGGATTCTCAACTTATGCCTTAGGTTCAGACACTGACACTCAAACAGAGATGACAGCGTCTCACCTATTCGCGGCGGCGGCTAAATTAAAAGCATCTGCTGTACCAGGTGCATATGTTGGTGTGTTCAATCCTAAATCAATCTACAACTTGAAGAAAACTATGACTTCAACTTTCGTTCCACAAGGAAACACAGGTGTTGTTAACCAAGCAATGACTGAAGGTTTCGTTGGTAGAATCGCAGGTATTGATATCTACGAAACTTCAAATGTAGTTGAAAGTTCTGCAACAAGTGCCACAAATGCTATCTTCTCAAGAGATGCATTAGGTTTAGCAATTGGAACAGATATGAAAATTGAAACACAAAGAGATGCAAGTGCTAGAGCGACTGAATTGGTTGCAACAGCGACTTACGGTGTAAGTGAATTACACGACTCTTATGGTGTTAAAATTGTTACTGATAATACGGTTTCTGCGTAATATCATATAACACGCTCATTGAAAGGCCCTGTAGAAATATGGGGCCTTTTTTTACGACCTA